GTAGACAGAGTTGCTGCTGATTTTTTACGTGGCATTTAGTAGTATTTGTATGGTTTAACGTTGGCACCAGGTTGTTTACTTACTTTATGTAAGACTTCATTCCATCCACCGTCCGTTTTCATTCGCCAGTCACCTACTTCACCAGCACCAGCACATCCTTTTGACCAGTCTTTATCCCAGTCAGGATTAGCTTCTTTCCATTCTTCATATGCTTTCATAGACATCGAGAGTTCTTTCTCCTCTCCAGTCTTTAAATTTTTGACAGGATATGTAGGCATAATTTATTTAGTCCTCATCTGGGTGTTGTTGTTGGTACTCACGTTTCATATCGGATACGATTCTCATCTTATCTTCATCGAAACTATCATACTTATCTTTATTTTGAGCAGCGAAACCTGCTTCCCAAGGCATAAGTTCTCCTGAATCTAAAGGTAGATCGATAGGATCTTTAGAAGTATGACCTTTCATATTAAGAGCACGTTGTCTCTGACCTTGAGGGTCTTTAGCTTCCTCCATCTGATTAAAGAGATCTTCCTCTTCAGGAGTGATAGGCTTATCAGAGTCTATCTTATCCACGTGGAAGTTAGTCTCACCTTTGCCAAGGAACTTTGGAGTCCCAGTTATTTTACCATACCTTTTAATATCTTCATCAAAATGACTGAACTTTATCTTGCGTTTGTCAGTAATTTTATACTTCTCTTGCTTAACATTCTCGTCTTGCCAACTAGCAGGTTCAGGTGGTTTGAATGTTGGATCCCTATCCTCAACACACTTAGTTTCATTATTCATATCAGGATAACTAGGGAATGATTCAGCACTCTTATGCTGCATAAACCTAAGTTTACCTGGTTTGACACAGAGATTAGGATTCTGACGCAAGAAATCTTCCATCTTTTCTAAAGACAGAAACAACTCACCTACAGACTCACCTGTTTCTCTATTCGCGAATTCGTATTGAGGCATCAGAATTTCATTACTGTAATGTATCTAGGTTTGTGAGAATCAGTAACAGGTGGTCTAGCAGAGTGTGGTATCCTTCCATCGAATGATACTACCCTACCTGGCTTAGGTAAAACTGATTTAATAATATTAAAATCAAAGTCATAGAAGACAGTCTCACCACCCCAATCACGGTGCCATTCATTGTTAGTATAGAACATCACCGTACGATTCTTAGGATCCACGTTGTCTATGTGTGCCTTAGGTCTGTCCATAGACCGTAGCATATTTGTATACACATTACCTAATGATTCTATTGGAGGCACGTTAGAGACTCTACTAAGTGCCTCATATAATGCCTCACATAACTGTCCATCTTCTGCATCGCAAGATGGATCTCCCTTATGGATACGTGTCCAATATTTATCTCTCGAATCTAGATCATCATACCCGTCAAACTTCTGTGCTTCTAAGTATGTTCTATCTTTAAATCCCTGTAACTCTTCCTCAGTTCTAGAGAACCGAAGAAATTCTACAGCTTTATCACATTTCTCAGCATCGTTAGACCTCGCCAAACAATAAAAATTATGAGAAAGGAATTGAAATATTTGTTCAATCGATTTCTTATCCAGAACATCGTCATAGACTTTAATATCATTTAGGAAATCCATTCTAGTGCTTCACTTACTACAGGGAATTGTTCACAGAATATTGCCTTGCAAGCATTAGCAATATCCATATGTTCTTTTTGAGTTCCGTGGCCACTCCTTAGACTTATGTAGTGCGCCCACGACCGTACACTACCAGTCATATAGATACGGGTTGGCGTTGCTAGAGGTAGTACAAACCGTGCACACTCTTTAGCAACTCCTGCAGCTAACATCTGTTTATAAAGTTCCATTGACCTATCAAATATCTTCTGCATCTCTATCTCATAATGCTGTCTTAGATGAGGATCCACATCATCAGTACTGTTCTGACGATTCTTTTTATCCTGTCTCCTCAATTCAGGTACGGGAATCTTCTCTTCTATTAAACTACTGTCAGCATATCTCTGACTAAACTCTTGGAAAGTAAATGATCTGTGTCTCAGTATCTGTGCAGCAAGACCACGTGTAGTCTCAATCTCCAAGGTCATATGTGCCTGTTCAAATACAGACCAATGCTGGTGCTGGATACAATATCTCAGCAGACCAGCAAACTTCTCGTTCTCTTGGTTGTTTGGGTTGGATACTCTGGCAACGTATGCCATAGTCTTTTCAGCGTCAGGAGTGACGGTAACAAAAGAGACCTTCATTCTGGTTTTGGTTCATTAGAAAATCCATATGTGGTACGACGAACCCACACATCCATTGCCTGTTCACGTTTGATTTCCTTGAGTGCGTTCTCTAACTTCTCAAGTTCCTCTGTCTTATAAAGCCAAGGTTTTTCTAGTGCTTTACGAATTGCTTTAGCTGCTTTCATTGATAACTCTGATAAGGTGGTTCCTCTTCACCGACATAATGTTTGAAGTGCTCTGTATCAAAATAAGATACACCAGTCTTACCTTCTCTCTCATCTAATACTTCATTGATAAGGATTTTCATTTCCTTAACATACTCAGGAGTAAATAACCTACGAGGTCTAACCACCATAGGTTTATAGTCTACTGGTTCTTTTGGACCTTTGTAGTTAGGATCAGCAGGAGCACCCATTCCCTGAGTGTCTATGTAGGATCCTGGTACTAGTTTACTCATCGTGATAAACGTATACGATAGATGCCTGTGTCTAGTTCAGAAGGAACAAAGTTCATAGAAATAGAAACCCTACGAACATCTTCTTGTAAGACCTTGGTCTCGTGAGTGATGTTGCTGGGCCACAGGAACAGTATACCTTCTTCTGGCATCATAGTCAAGGACTCAGCATTATATTTACACTGTTCCTTAGGCATTGCAGACAAATAAGGAGCAGTCTTCTCAATGCTTGGTGCGTGTAGACTTAAACCTGTGGATCCTTTAGGGAAGTTAAGGTAGTGAGTACCAGACACAAAGCAATTAGAATGACTGTGCTTATACTGCCACCCACCTTTCTTTGTAACGTTGACCCAACAATCAGTAATGAAATGTTCCTTAGTCATATCCCACTTGTACACATTCTGTGTGTAGTCTACGTAGGACTCACTTAAAAATTCTTTAAACTCTTTTACTATATCTACATCTTCATCTAAAAAATTATCCCCTGTCTTATTCCAGAAGTGAAAAATATCAGGTGACATAGGAGACCCATCGATCTCCTTCCCCTTTATAAGATCTCGCACAGTATCCTTGAGTTCTCTATTCTTCTTATCATCCCAATGATATATTCCCAGAGCTACTGGAAATAAATCCATCACTTCAACTCTCATCTATATTCCCCTGCTGATCAGTCTTTACTACCTTATAATTGTATGCACCAGCAGTGAAATTCTTAGGCATAAAGTTCATAGAGATGGAAGTTCTAGTTGCACCCTTCTGTGTAGGTTGTGTGAGGTGAGCAATATGTCCTGGCCATAGCAGTAATCTCATCTCCTCACAGTTACCATACCACTGAGTACAATTAAACTGTGTAGTCTTTGTAGTATCAAATCCTATGTAAGGTCTGCTAGGTTGTGCGCAAGGGTTCATAAAGATAATAGGACCAGCACCTTCCTCCATATGCAAATAGTATGTACCAGATACAAATGCATTAGCGTGTGTATGGATGACCTGACTACCACCCTCTTTAGTAATATTAACCCAACAGTCAGTGATAAATGCAAACTGTGTGGTGTTCCATCCTTGTAGATCTATAACATAATCTGCATAACACTCTTCCAACCAGTCGTGAAAGTCCTGGAAAGGTGGATCATCATTATCGTAGAGAAGATGTTCGTTGTTATGCTGATAGAAATGATATAAATTTGCAGACCAATCACTTGGTCCTGTATTTACTCTGCTAATAGCAGCACGAACTGCATCCTTGAGTTCAGCGTGCTTATCATCTGGATACTTATAGTATCCTATGGGAGTGGAAAAAATTGGTTCAACTTGTTCCCGATCGATCGGAATTCTCATCACGAAGTTTGGCTAGTTTTTCTTGTTTGATTCTTTTCTTTACCATCTTAGCATAGTATACTTCTTGTTCAGTATACCATCCTGGATGTTCTTTACTCCTTTTTATAATCAACTTTGCTGCCTTCTTGTCCTTCATAGTACGCTCTAAAATACGAGACAAGTCCATTAGTTGTGACCTGTCCTTTTCTTACCCACTCATCAGCACATTGATAAATCTTCTGATTAGTGGAGGAGGTGCCAAAGGTTTTAAGAAGTAACGAAAGGGTCTGCTCTCTCAGCTGTAGTTGTTGCTCAGTCAGCGTATCCGTCATCGTCGTATGCATCACGGTAGTTGTTCGGGAGGTGGGTTGAAGGTGTGTAAGCATTCACGTCAGAATATATCTCTGATTCTAACATACTTATCTGATTTTTCAAGTCCTTTACCATTACCTTCAATCTTTCTTTATCCATACTAGCACCCACATTTCCTTATTTAGCCATTAAAAAATCGGGGTTTTCACCCCGATGATTCAAGTAACCGTTTCAATAGTCCAGTTATGGGGTAACTGCACAGTACTCTTTTTCCTGTGAATGTTTGATTCCCCTGTATGTAAGATCAGTTTTGATCTTCTGACAAGATTTCTTGTCATTGGTATCGTATCTGATACCACGGTAAGTGACTTGTGCCATTGGATTGCTCCTAAAGTAGTTGGGTTTTTAATCCGTTCCTTTAGTCAACATTTGCGTCCCAACATCCTGGCTTACTACTGTCTTTAATGACGGAAATCAACTCTTCTTTAATCTCTGGCCCATTTCTAGGATTCTTTCTCAAGTTCTCAACAAGACCTTGAGCTTCAGAACAAGATAAAGTTCCTGAGATTAAATTCGTTGCTAGTAAGATAGGAATCATAGGATGAACGATCCGTTCCGTGTCGGCCTACTTGCGTCCCTAATGGGATGAACGATAAGAGTATGTTACCATACCCTAATATATTTAGCAAGTAATTATGTCGTCTTTGTTACAATTTAATAGTATCTTCAGGTTTCCTGATCAAATGGTATGGTTGACTCATAAAAGAGTGCTCCCGTGTTACCAAACATCATTGTTTTCCAGTGATCAGATTGCTTTTTGTAAACTTCCTTAGATGTTTCACAACCAGTTTTAGTTGCTACCATCCAAGTACGTTCCCACCAGTCTTCCTCTACATTAAAATGGAACCCTCTGTCCATAAGCTCGAAAGATAGGCATTCAACAGGAACATCATCAACACTACACTCTACTTTATCAGGTTCCCAAGGTCTTTGATTGTCCAAATGGAACCACTTACGAATCCATTCTAACATCTTACATCCCCTGTCTAGTTTCAGCAGGGTTAACTGCCATAGATGGGAGTGGTACTCCTTGGATCATTCTGTCTCCCTGAGAAGACCACTGCTTACCCTGTGGTTGTGGTGGTGCAGTTCTATTACCCCATTCAATTTGAGGGAATGCTTCTTTGACTACGTTCTCTGTAACTCTATATTTCTTTTTAAGGTTCTTGTCCTTAGCTAGACAAACAACCTCTGCTTCTGACTCGTGTAGTCCTTCTAAGAGTCCAACAAACATTGTTTCTCTCTTTAGACTAGGCAGAGAATCAGCACCACCCTTAACAAAGTAGTGAAGTATTCTATGCTCTGTACTTAAACGAGTGTGTTCAGTTCCAGGAGGTGCTTCGTTTGGTTTATAAGGTACGTTCCCTTCTGGTAAGATAGATTCAATGCTAGGATCAAAATTAATAATCAAGATCTTCCTGAGAGCATCACTGTTATGAGTCTGTAGGAGTTTGATCTTCTGTGCTTTGGTCTTAGCATTGCTAACCTTTTGCAACACCTCAGAAATTAATAGTTCAGCCATAATAATCAGGTTTTTTTTATTTATTCTTCCTCCTCTTCTTGTTGATCGAAGTGAAGGGTTAATAGTTCTCCAGAGTAAGGTCTTCCAGTGGAATCATACATCTCTGGGTGTTCGTATTCAGGGTCTTGACCTCCGCTACGTGTAGCATATACAACATCATTACCAATCCAACCAATAATGCCTCCTAGAATAAAGAATAAAAAACAAGCAACTCCGCTAAAGAATAGCGTTTCAGCAATAGGCATTGTTCTACTCCTAGATTTGTGGACAGTTAAAAGAAAAACCTCCGTAAATTCTAAAAATATTTAGACCAGTCCGATAGATTGGAAATGTTTAGCTGTGTCGATAAGACCTCCTAGGTGCTTACCATTATACACTACTTGTGGGAATGTGACAACCTCCATTTGTAATGTTTCTTTAACCTCCTGGCGTGTCATATCCCTATCAAGCAACACCTCTTCGTATTCAAGGTTTGCTCTCTGCATTAATTCTTTTGCAAGTTTACAGTACTTGCAGTCGTTCATAACATATACTACATTCATTCTTCAAACGTAGTAAGTTTTGTATACTTCTCGTACAACTCACCTATCTTAGGTTCAGTGCCACGAGACTTCCACATCTGTCTTAGGAAGATTTTAAAATCATCCATAGGAACTACAACTGATAATGATCCATTCATATAAGGTGGTTCTGGTAGTGGGTCTGGTAATATTACTTCCATTATCTGCCCTCACGTGATCTATTTCTAATTGTGATGTGATTACCCTCGATAGCAAACTCAAGCTTATCTCTATGATCCCACATCAACTCTTCATATAGGTGATCCAACTTCTGCATATCCTCCCAGACATCAGTTGGAGTTGGTTCACCCCAGAATACATTCTCTTCCATCTATAGTCTCCACAATAGGTTTGGATCTCCCATTGAATCCGCTGGTGCTCCAGGCTTCATTATAAAAATGAAGATGAAGTAACATAGGAACCATAGGACATTCAATAGCACCGCCTGTTGATAGAGGAACTTTCTGATACGCATTGAAGTAAAGATTGCTTGCTCCGATGCACTGCCAGATCTCCTTATGACTTGCTCGATAATAACTGCCACGATAGTAGCAATGATGATTGGAGCAAACCAAAAATCTAAGAAGTTAAGGAGAAAGAAAATGAGTTCTTTCATTGGAAGAATAGTTGTTTGTATTTATTAAAAAATGGGGGTGCGAGACCCCCATTATAGTACTATTTAATTTTATAGTCAACCTTATCCTATAGCAGTTGCTTTAACTATCTCAGGTGCAACAATGGCAACCTCGGTAGATGAAACAGCAGCAAGGTCAAGTGGGAAGTTGTGAGCATTACGCTCGTGCATAACTTCCATACCTAAGTTCGCTCGGTTGAGAACGTCTGCCCAAGTAGGAACAACTTTACCAGAACTATCAAGGATAGATTGGTTGAAGTTAAATCCATTCAGGTTAAACGCCATCGTACTGATACCCATACTCGTTAACCATATGCATACGACAGGGAATACAGCAAGGAAGAAATGAAGACTACGGCTATTATTAAAGGAAGCATACTGGAAAATTAGTCTACCAAAATACCCGTGTGCAGCAACGATGTTGTAGGTCTCTTCTTCCTGACCAAATTTGTATCCATAGTTTTGGGACTCTTGTTCTGTAGTCTCTCGAATAAGCGATGAGGTAACCAACGATCCGTGCATAGCACTGAACAGAGCACCACCAAACATCCCGATAACACCCGCCATATGGAATGGATGCATAAGGATATTATGTTCCGCCTGAAAGACAAACATAAAGTTGAACGTTCCCGATATCCCCAACGGCATACCGTCAGAGAAACTTCCTTGTCCGAAAGGATAGATGAGGAATACTGCAAAGGCAGCTGAGACTGGTGCACTATAAGCAACACAGATCCAAGGTCTCATTCCGAGACGATACGAGAGTTCCCACTGTCTTCCCATATAGGCACAGATGCCAATAAGGAAGTGCATAATAACTAATTGATATGGACCTCCGTTATACAACCACTCATCTAGAGTAGCTGCCTCCCAAATTGGATAGAAGTGCATACCGATTGCGTTGCTTGAAGGGACAACAGCACCAGAGATGATGTTGTTTCCATACATTAATGA